GTACCACTTGAGTTACTTACAGACTATCTCTTGCAAGACCTAGCACTAACAGAGAAGGTTATGTATGAACAGTTTAAAGAATTAGAAACTCGTCCTGAACTTAAACGACTCATCTCTTTACATAACCAAGACTTAATGGTACTACAAGAGATGGAGTACAACGGACTTAACTTTGAATATGATTGGAGTAATACACTTGGACATGAACTTGAAGAACAGATTGATAAACTTAATGCTAAACTCCTTAGATACCATAACTACCCTGATTTTAATCCCAATAGTGTGGATCATCTTAGTGCTTTCCTTTATGGTGGAGACATTAGAGCTAGGAAGCAGGTACTGGTGGGGGAGTATAAGACAGGACCTAAGAAGGGTGAGGCAAAGTATAAATGGGAAGATTACACGATACCATTCCAACGAAGAGTTACGCCTCTCAAAGGTTCGGAACTCGCTAAGGAAGGCTTATACTCAACTGACGAAAAGACTATTAGAAGCCTTAAGGGTACTCAAGAATCTATGGAGATTCTAGACATACTACTTACACGTGCTACACTAGAGAAAAGAATGTCAACATATTACTTTGGTCTAACTAAACTAACTGATCAAATGAATTGGAAGAAGGGTAAGATACATGGACAACTCAATCAATGCGTTGCCAAGACAGGAAGGTTAAGCAGCAGTAAGCCTAACCTACAGAACTTTGATGGAGAGATCAAGACTCTCTTTACTAGTCAATACGGAGAATGATATGAATGAAGAAGATAACTTTGAGTTTAAAGAAAGACAATTAGAACGACAAGCATTAGAGCAAGCAGCAGACTTAAGTATTTGTATAGATTTTAGTGAGGTGCTACATAAACATAGTGTAGAATATGTTCTAAATAGAATGTTACCTAGTGCTAAACAAGAACTAAAACGTAAGATAATAAATGATTATCATAAACGATTAATAGATGCTAACGTAGGATTATAATATGTTACTCAACGCAGATGCTAAACAACTCGAATGGATTGGTGCAGCATACCTATCACAAGATCCAACAGCTATCAAAGAAATACTCAATGAGGTTGACCAACATGCAGACAATCAGAAAAGATTTGGATTGCCTGATAGGCTAACAGCTAAAACTTTCGTATTCAGATTGATATACGGAGGGAGTGCGTACTCATACGCTAACGACCACAGTTTCAAGAACATAGGTAGTGAATCATTCTGGCAGAAAGTTATCGATGAGTTCTATGCTAAGTATAGTGGACTTAAGAATTGGCATGATGAAATATTCTTTCGTGCTAAGAAAGATAACTGTTTAGTTATGCCAACAGGTAGACGTTACGATTACTATCCAGAATTTAATAGTCAAGGTAATGTTAAGTTTCCTCGAACAAGGATACTAAACTACCCAGTACAAGGGTTAGGCGCAGACTTAATGGCTATAGCTAGAGTATCATTACGCAATAGACTTAAGGGCAAGCAAGGTATTGAATTAATTAATACAGTACATGATTCAATAATGCTTGACTTTGATCAGAAAGTATGGGATAATAATAGTATAGTAAAGTTAGTAGATAAATGTTTTAATGACGTACCAGAAAACTTTGAAAAGTTATTTGGTAAAAAGTTCAACCTTCCCATGAGAGTTGAATGTCAAATAGGACCATCATGGGGTAACATGGAGACGATCAATGCAAATTAGTATCATAGATGTAGGAAGTTTAAATACGCACTCAGCTAAGAATGGTAGACAATATCAGTCTTTAGAGGTAACGTATAAAAACGAACAAGGGCAAGCTCAATCCAAAAAGCTTATGTCATTCAGTGCACCTGATGTATTCAAGGCAGCACAAGCATGGACTAAGGGAGACAGTGTTAACGTCTCTACTAAGAAGGATGACAACGGTTATTGGCAATGGATTAAGATCCTTGAAGATGGAGAAGTAGATAGTCAAGCAACTGTAGGAGCAGGTGCAGCACCAGCACAAGGTGCTAAACCTGTAGCAGCTAGAACTAGTAACTATGAAACACCAGAAGAAAGAGCAGCAAGACAAATCATGATTGTACGTCAGTCTTCTCTTTCAAATGCTGTAGCAACACTAGCACTAGAAAGGAATGAACCATCAACAGCTTCTGCTAATGATGTCATCAGCCTAGCTAAGTTATATGAAGGGTATGTGCTAGGTAATACTAAGGAGCCATCACTTGATGACTTCCCAGATGATATACTTATTTAGGAGATGTTAATGGATTTATACGATAAAAGAGCAGTAGGAGCGGCAGCAATATTTGTTGCCGTTCTTATCTTAGTAGTACTAACAAACCAACCTAAGGTATATGATATAGTAGGAGAAGAAGTAATAACCATTGTAGCACCTGCTATACCTGAGGCTTATGTAGTAGATCATTATGAATCATCAGTAACAGCAGCACAATCTTGGGATCATTTAGAGGCAGACACTTACCCTCTACTAGAGATTGAACCTGTTGAAGATGTTGTATATGACTACATTCTAGATGAACAACTAACAGAGCTACCACCTCTGCAAGGATAATATGGAAGCTTTAATTGACCATGACTTAGTATGTTTCAGAAGTGCAGCAAGTGCCGAAGATGATCCGCTAGAGATAGCTATCTACCGTGCTAACCAACTTATGGATAAGATAATAGAGAAGGTAGGAGCTACAACGTATCGTGCTTTTATCTCTCATCCTACTAACTTTCGTAAAGATATATTACCTACTTACAAAGCTAATAGGAAAGGTAGAGTTAAACCTAAGCATCTCCAAGCACTTAAGGACCACGCACTAGAACATATGGGAGCAGAGTTAGCTGCCGAGGGGTTGGAGGCTGACGATGAGATGTCAATAAATCAAACACAAGATACAATTATATGCACACTTGATAAGGATTTATTGCAAGTACCTGGTAAACATTTCTCATGGGAAATTAGTGGTAAGAACTGGACGAGACCTGATACATTCTTTCAACAAACAGAACTTGAAGGTCTCCGTCTATTCTTTGAACAATGTATTAAAGGAGATACCTCAGACAATGTAGTAGGTATCAAAGGATTAGGAGATAAGAAAGCTAAGAACATGTTAGGTAGTTGTGAGAATGCTGAAGAGATGTTCATAATTGTTCAGGATTTATACAGTGATGATGATAGATTTATTCGTAATGCTTCATGCTTATGGATGAAAAGATTTTTAGAAGACAATTGGAGAGACAGGTTTGAACAATTTCAAAAGCAAACTGGAGGAGAAAGCATGGGTCCTACTGAAGAAGAATTTTCCGTCAGTTAAGTACGAACCAGAAGATATACCTTACATACAGCCAGAGAAAGAAAGGAGATACACACCTGACTTTAAGATGGCAGACAAGGTATTCATAGAAGCAAAGGGTAAGTTAGATCTAGATACCAGACAGAAGATGGTTTGGTTTAAAGAAAACAATCCTGACATAACCATTATCTTTTTGTTTATGAATCCTGACAACAGGATAACTAAACGAAGTAAGACTAGGTACTGGGAATGGGCTGAGAAAGCAGGGTTTGATTGGCTAGACTTTAGAAAAGATTGGATACAACAGTATAAACAATTAGTGGAGAAACACACATGAAACACTTAGTTATTCCAGATACCCAGGTTAAGCCTGGGATATCCCTTGATTATCTTAGATGGATTGGACAGTATGCAGTAGAAAAGAAACCAGATGTAATCGTTATGATTGGTGACTTTGCTGATATGCCTAGCTTATCTAGCTATGATGTAGGTAAAAAATCGTTTGAAGGAAGAACATACCAAGCAGACATACGTGCTGCGATTAAAGGTATGGATACACTGTTAGCTCCTATGCGTGCCTTGAACAAACGTCTAGCTAGGGCTAAGAAGAAACAATACAAGCCTAAGATGGTACTCACAATGGGTAATCATGAACAAAGAATTAAGACTGCTATTGAGTACGATAGGAAGTTAGAAGGTCTTATATCATTTGAGGATTTAGAATATGAGAAAGCTGGTTGGACTGTTTATCCTTTTCTGGATGTTGTTACTATTAACGGGGTGGCTTACTCTCACTATTTTGCTAGCGGTGTCATGGGTAGACCAATCACTTCTGCCAATGCTCTCTTAACTAAGAAGCATATGAGCTGCTTCGCAGGGCACCAACAAGGAAGACAGATAGCTTATGGACGAAGAGCAGATGGGACTGAGATGACTACAATCATCGCTGGCTCCGCCTATCTTCATGATGAGGACTACCTATCTAAGCAGACTAATCAACACTGGAGAGGCATCTACATGCTACACGATGTTAAGGATGGATCATTCGATGAGATGGCTGTATCAATGAAATACTTAAAGGAACAATTCGCTTGACATTCAAGTAAAATTGTGGTATAATTATGACAAAAGCATTAGAGAAACAAATAGGTGGTGATCACTATTCTAAGTATGCAATACAACCAATAGAATTTATTACTAAAAACAATATACCTTTTATAGAAGGATGTATTATTAAATACTTAATAAGGTGGAAAGATAAGGGTGGTATTCAGGACTTAGATAAATGTACACACTATTTAGAATTACTAAAGGAATTAAATAAAGATGGACATAGGTAGCTTTGTGTTAGTCGTAAGTTTACTAGGAGATTACTCAGATAATCAATACGTAGGTAACTTTGTTAGCTGTGATGTAGCTATGAGTTATTATAAAGAGCAGTGCCAAGAGTTTAAAGCTGCTAGTTGTTTATTAGAAGAGTATATGTACCTACCTGAAGGACATAAATCACGCTCACCATTTGATTTTAAGATTACAGAACCACAATCATGTGGCTTTGTTGGTGTATCAACGAATCAGTTTATTACAAATTAGAAAGGTCGGTCATACATTGCTAACTTTTGAAGAAATACTAGAGGAACTAAGGAAAGTTGAGGAAGTTGAACTTATAGAGTTACTCAATGTAACATCAGATGAGATTGTCAATCATTTTATAGATCATATAGAAGATAATCTTGATAAATTTAAACAATATGTAGAAGATAATAGAGAGGAAATGAATAGTTATGAGTAGTTTACCATCGGTTTACCAGGACGTAATAGGATTATCCAGATATGCACGATACCTACCAGAACAGAATAGAAGAGAGTTATGGTCAGAGACAGTAGATAGGTTAGTTAAGTACCTTAAGGTTAAAGCTCCTGGAATCAAAGAACATGAAGAGATTAGACAAGCTGTACTTAATCTAGAAGTTATGCCATCCATGAGATTGTTAATGTCAGCAGGTGAAGCCTGCGATAGAGATAATATTGCTGCATTCAACTGTAGTTACCTAGCTGTTAACAATAAACGATCATTCAGTGAAGCTTTATATATACTGATGAATGGTACAGGCGTAGGTTTCTCATGTGAACGTCAAGAAATAGCTAAGTTACCCTTAATTCCAGCAGAGTTAGTTAAAACAGAAGATGTTATTGTTGTAGAAGATAGTAAGTTAGGCTGGGCTAAAGCCTTTAAGAAGTTACTATCATCCCTATGGGAAGGTGATATACCTCAGTTCGACTATACTAAAGTTAGACCAGCAGGAGCTAGACTTAAAACCTTTGGTGGTAGAGCTAGTGGTCCTGAACCTCTTAAAAGATTGTTTGATTTTACTACAGAGATATTTAAAGAAGCTAAAGGACGTAAGCTTAATAGTATTGAAGTCCATGATATTATGTGTATGGTTGGAGAGATAGTTGTAGTAGGTGGTGTAAGACGTAGTGCGTTAATCTCCTTATCTAATCTTACAGATAAACGTATGAGAGAAGCTAAAATAGGAGCATGGTACAATGACAATCCCCATAGAGGTCTTGCAAACAACAGCGTTGCTTACACCGAGCACCCCGATAGTGAAACTTTCATGGAAGAATGGCTATCTTTGGTTAAGTCTAAGTCAGGTGAACGAGGAATCTTTAATCGTGTTGCTGCTCAAGCTCAAGCAGCTAAGTGGGGTAGACGTGATTCATCTCTTAGCTATGGGACAAACCCCTGCTCTGAGATTATCTTACGTGATAAACAGTTCTGCAATCTTACTGAAGTGGTTGTCAGAGAAGGAGATACCGAAGCTACCCTCACTAAAAAGGTTGAACTTGCAACGATATTGGGCACAATTCAGTCAACTCTAACAAACTTTAAATTCTTATCTTCTGAATGGAAAGCTAATACAGATGAGGAAAGATTGTTAGGTGTTTCATTAACAGGTATCATGGATGCTAA